ACATCCTCCGGGTGGTCAAAAGGGACAGCACCGCCCCCAATAACAAAATCGTCAACAACATGGCCAAGTATATCACCGACACCGCCGTGGGCTATTTCATCGGCAAGCCAGTGATTTACTCCAGCCAGGATGACGCTTTCCTGGCCGCCCTGCAGGACATCTTCGACTATAACGATGAGCAGGACGAAAACACGGAGGTGGCAAAGACCTGCAGCATCGACGGGGACTGCTTCGAGATGCTTTATATGGATGAGGACGCCCAGGTGCGATTCGTGAAGGTGGCCCCTGGCAACTGCATCATGATCTATGAGACCGGCTACACCACCCCCATGGCGGCCCTGCGGTTCATCTACTCCAGGGACAAGGACGATCACCCCATTAAGAAGGTGGAGTTCTGGACGGCCACCGACTGCTGGTATTTCGTCAGCTTTAACGGCGGCCCCCTGGACCTGGTGGATATTCGCCCCCACTATTGGGGCGATGTGCCGTTTATTGAGTACATCAACAACGAGGAGCGCCTGGGCGACTTCGAGGGAGTTGTCAGCATCATCGACGCCTACAACCGGGCGCAGAGCAACACAGCAAACTTTTTCCAGTACAACGATGAAGCCATCCTGAAGGTACTGAAGATGGGAGCGGTGACTTCCCAGGATATTGCCGAAATGAAGGAAAAGGGTGCCATTATCCTGGAGGACGGCGGCGACATCCAGTGGCTGATCAAGGAGGTGGCCGACACCCCGCTGGAGAACTATAAGAAGCGGCTCCGGGAGGATATGCACCTGTTTTCCAGCGTCCCCAACCTGAACGATGAAAACTTCGGCGGGAACCTGTCCGGGGTGGCGGTGTCCTATAAGCTGTGGGGCCTGGAGCAGATATGCTCCATCAAGGAGCGCAAATTCAAGCGGGCGCTGCAGCGGCGCATTGAGTTGATCACCAACATCCTGAACATCCAGGGCGGCCACTATGACTACCGGGATATTGATATTCAGTTCCGGCGCAACAAGCCGCAGAACGTGCTGGAGATCGCGCAGATCATCACCATGCTGGCCAGCGACCTGTCGCGGGAGAGCCGCCTGAAGATGCTGCCCACCGTTGACAATGTGCAGGACGAACTGGAGAAGCTGCGGGAGGAGCGCCGGGAGGATATGGGCGGCTTCGGCGGTTATGACGCCCTGGCCCACGCCCTGCAGGAGGCTCAGACGGCGGCGCAGCAGGAGCCGAGCCAGCCCCCGGTCCAGCAGCCCCAGGGTGAAAGTGGGGTGGCCACATGAGTTACCGGCAGCGCAGCGAGTGGATCGAGGACGCCAAGATGCGGGTGCTTCAGAACACCAGGCGGACCGATGAAGCGGCGCGGGAATTGATTTTCCTCTATGATGAGGCGGCCTACAACGTGGAGAAAGAGATCAACGCCCTGTTTGCCCGCTTCGCCAGGGACAACGCCCTGACCGATGCCCAGGCGTCCCAGCTGCTCTCCGGGCGTGAGTACAGCACCTGGCGTAAATCCATAGAGAAGTACATGGCCGAGGCGTCCGGGGCCGCCAAGGACAGCAAGGCCATGCTGGAATTGAACACCCTGGCCATGAAAAGCCGGATCAGTCAAAAGGAACGGCTGCTGGCGAATATCTATCAGAGCATGATCGACCTGGCCGGGGACAGCAATGCCAGACTGGAAACGCTCCTGGGCGATATGCTGAAGGTGAACTACTATGAAAGCTGCTTTGCTATCCAGCGGGGTATTGGTATGGGCTTCAACGTGGCCCGGCTGGATGAAAAGCTGATCCGGCAGGTGCTGGCCCATCCGTGGAGCGAGAAGCACTTCTCCGAGGCCGTGTGGGGAGCCTGCGACCACCTGGCGGCGCTGGCCAAGCGCGAGATTACCCTGGGCTTCATCCAGGGCAGCAGCGTCCAAAAGATGGCCAAGGCCATCGACGATGTAATGGACAAGGGCCGCTACAGCGCCGAGCGCCTGGTGCGGACAGAATGTAAGTACTTCGCCAACCAGGGGGAACTGATGGGCTATAAGGAGAACGGCATCAAGCGATACCGCTTCATCGGCGGCACCGAGGGCGGCGGCAGCTGCACCTGCGCCGAATTGAACGGCCAGGTGTTCAACGTGGAGGATGCGGTGGCGGGCATTAACTATCCCCCCATCCACCCCAACTGCCTGTGTATCGTGGTGGCCGATTTTGACAAGGGGATGTTCAATCGCAAGATCGACACCACCCCGCTGGCCGAAAATATCAAATTTCAGGAGTGGCGGCGCAAATACGCCACATGACCCGGATAATTTAAACGCCTTTCAAAGGGCGTTTTTATTATGAAAAAATCACTGACAGGAGGACATAAAAATGGCTGACGAAATCACTACCAGCACCGGCACCCCCGGCGCTACCGGCACCGCGCCCGCCGCTGGTGGCGCGACTCCCCCGGAGGGGGCCACCCCCACGCCGGAGCAGCAGACCACGTTCCAGAAGTGGCTGGCTGGCCTGTTCGGCGGCAAGGAGGCCGCCCCCGCTGGCCAGGAGAGCGACCCCGCCACCGACAAGGGCGGCAAGCAGGAGCCGCAGGGCAAGACCTACACCGAGGCTGACCTGCAGGCCGAGATCGAGAAGGCAAAGGCAGCCTGGGCCGCCGAGCAGCAGGAGCAGGCCCGTCTGGCCAAGCTGACGCCGGAGGAGCGGGCCAAGGCCGAGTCCGACGCCAAGGACCAGCAGCTGGCCGACTTGCAGGCCAAGCTGCTCCAGCGCGACCTGAAGGACGCCGCCCTGGCCAAGCTGGAGAAGGAGGGCTTCCCCGTGGGGCTGGCCGACCTGCTGACCTACACCGACCAGGAGAGCATGGAAAAGAGCCTGGGGCGCGTCCAGGAGGTGTTCAAAGCCAGCCTGGAGGCGGCGGTAAAGGAGCGGCTGCGGGGCAAGACCCCGGAGGGCCTTGGCGGTGCGGCCACGGCTGAGAACGCCCTGAAGGATCAGATCGCGCAGAATATTAGAGGAGGTTTGAACTAAAATGGCGAACAATCTGCAGTATGCCGCTATCTTCCAGGCTGAACTGGACAAGGCGGCAAAGGAACAGGCCACCAGCGGCTGGATGGAACTGAACGACAAGCTGGTGCGGTACAACAGCGGCTCCGAGGTCAAAATCCCTATGCTGGACATGGATGGTCTGGCCGACTATGACCGGCAGACCGGCTTCGTGGAGGGCAGCGTGGACCTCACCTGGCAGACCAAGAAGATGGCCATGGACCGGGGCCGCCAGTTCACCTTCGATGAGCAGGAGGTCAACGACACCAACTTCGTGCTGACGGCCTCCAGCGTGATGGGCGAGTTCCAGCGCACCAAGGTGGTGCCGGAGATCGATGCCTACCGCTACAGCACCCTGGCCGCCCTGGCCGCCGCCAAGGATCGGGCCGTCTACGGCTACACCCCGGAGGAGGCCACCATCCTGAAGAAGCTGTACGCCGACCTGGCGTCCATCCAGGATGAGGTGGGGGACGATACCCCGCTGGTGATCACCATGTCCACCCAGGTGGCCGCCCTGTTCGATATGAACACCACGCTGGCCCGGAGCGTCAGCCCCACCGACTTCCGGCAGGGGGACATCACCCTGAAGGTGAAATCTCTGAACGGGCAGCACCCCATCATCCGTGTCGGCTCCGGGCGGCTGAAAACCAGCTATCAGTTCAACGACGGCACCACCGAGAACCAGGTCAAGGGCGGCTTTACCCCCGCTGACGACGCCCAGGACATCAACTGGATCATCTGCCCCCGCAGCGCCCCCATCGCCGTGTCCCGCACGGACAAGGTGCGCATCTTCGACCCGGAGACCTATCAGAAGAAGCGGGCCTGGGCTGTGGACTACCGCAAGTATCACGACCTGTGGGTGCTGGACAACAAGATGAACACCATCCTGGTGAACATCAAGCAGCCCAAGGCCGGGGCGTAAGGAGGGACCGCTATGATTACACTGAAGCGGCTGAATGTGGTGCGTAAGGTGGCCACCGAGGAGCAGGCCGCCAAGCTGGAGCGCCTGGGCTTTGCCCGGACGGGCGGGACCGCCGAGGCCCCTGTGGGCGCTGGCGTCACGGAGGCTGACCTCGCCAAAATGGGCGAAGCCATGTTCGAGCGTCTGAGCGAGAACCTGAAGGAGGCGGTGGCCAAGGCCACCGCCCAGCCGCCCAAGAGGGGCAAGGGCGGCAAGGGCGATGACAAGGAGGACCAGGATGGAGGAACTGATCAGCCGGGTAGCGGCGACGGCGCAAAGTGACCTGAAGTTGCCCGATGAGCAGCTGCCTACCATCAAGCGGTATGTGAAGCGGGCAATCAACCGCATCAAGGTATTCTGCAACCGGGAGGACTTCCCGGAGCCGCTGGAGGATGTGGCGGCGCAGATCGTGGAGGATATGCTGAAAGCCGACCAGGTGGCCCCCACGGAAAACGATGTTTCCAGCATCACCCGTGGCGACACCAGCATCAGCTACCGGGACAAGACCTCCGCGCTGAAGGAAACCGTGTCCTTCGTCAAGAATTACGAAAGTCAGCTGATCCCCTTTAAGCGTATGAAACTGCCAAAGGACCGCCCCCATGACTGAAGCGGACATCCTGGCTATGACCTACGATGACAGCTGCACGGTCTACAGGCCAGGCAAGGTGACACTGCCATCGGGGGAGAGCGTATTTAAGAAGGGGCTGGAGGGCCGGATGGTGTATGAGGATACCCCCTGCGCCCTGTCCAGCCCCTCCGGGGGCAAGCTGGCCAAGAGCCAGACCGTTGCCAGGGTTGATACCGACTATCTGCTTTTTGTGCGCCCGGAGGTGGACATCCAGCCGGGGGACACCGTGGTGGTGACCCGGCTGGGCAAGCAGACGGTGGCCCTGGCCGGGCTGGCAGACCGGCAGCCCTCCCACAACAACATCCCTCTAAAGGTGGACAAGGGGACCGCCTGATGAGCGGCACGGATTACAGCTTCGAGGGCTTTGACGCGCTGGAGCGGCAGCTGACGCAGATGATCGAGCAGGACTTCCCGGAGGAGTTTAAGGCGCTGGTGATCCAGATCGCCTATGAACTGCAGGGCCGGGTAAAGGAGAACACCCCGAAAAAGACGGGCCGCCTCCAGGACAGCTGGAAGGTGGGAAAAATCGAGAAACGGGGCGATGAATATTACATCGAGGTCTATACCAACGTGGAGTATGCGGAGCCGGTGGAGTACGGCCACCGCACCCGTGGCGGGAAGGGCTTTGTCAAAGGAAAGCACATGATGGCCATTTCTCTGGAGGAGGTCAGCGCCCGCCTGCCCGCCTACCTGCAGGAATGGCTGAATGATTTTATCAGCACACATGACCTGTAAGGGGGGATAACGTGGCCACGACAATTTATCAGTCTATCAAGCTGGCCATGGTCAGTCTCTTCAAAGGGAAATATCCGGCCTATGACGTGTTCTGCGAGGAGATTGCCAAGACGCAGAACGATGAGCCGGAGCCTGACCTGGAGGATTATATCTTCCTGGACATCATCCCAGCGGGCAGCGCCACCGTGGATGCCGAGCATACGGACCGCAGGGTGCTGGTGGACGCCTCCATCCACACCAGGTCGGAGAGCAACGCCGATTACTTGACCATATCCCAGGAGGTGGATGACCTGATCCGGCCCGTGTTCCGCTTCGAGGACGGCGGCGAGGCCAGGGCCATCACTGTGCCGGATGTGGCCTGCAAGGTGGTGGACCGGGTGCTGCACTGCACCTTTACCCTGGCATTCCGGGACAGCATCCAGGAGCCGCCGCCGCTGCCATACATGGAAACGCTGGACACCAGCGTGAAACCGATTTAAGAAGAAAGGTTGTGATATTATGGGCCTGCCCGAAATCCTGATCACGTTCAAGACCAAGGGCCTGACCGCTATCCAGCGCAGTGAGCGCGGGATTGTGGCGGTCATTCTGCACGATGAGACCGAGGGCGGCGAAACGCTGACCGTCTACAACTCCATCACCGAGGTGGACTTCACCAAGTGGTCCGAGCGCAATTACGATTACCTGAAGCTGATCTATGAGGGAGTCCCCTACCGGGTGATCGTCTACCGCATGGGCCTGGAGGACACCAACTATATGCCCGCACTGGCGGTGCTGAAGAACATGAAGTGGAACTACCTGACCATTCCGGGCATCGCCACGGAGGGCGTCCCCTCCATCGCCTCCTTCATCAAGGAGGCCCGCGACCAGGACCACAAGACCTTCAAGGCCGTGCTGCCCAACAGCAAGAGCGACCATGAGGGCATCATCAACTTCACCACCGACAAGATCGACAGCATCCTGTCCAAGACGCAGTTCACCACAGCGGAGTACTGCGCCCGGATCACCGGCATCCTGGCCGGGCTGTCCCTGGCCCGGAGCAGCACCTACTATGTGCTGAACGACATCACCGCCGCCGAGACCCCGGATGACCCGGACAAGCGAATTGACGCCGGGGAACTGATCCTGGTGTTCGACGGGGAGAAGTTCAAGATCGGGCGCGGTGTCAATAGCCTGGTCAGCTTCACCACCGATAAGGGGCAGGAGTTCTCCAAGATCAAGATCATGGAGGGCGTGGACCTGTACCAGGATGACATCCGGGACACCTTCGAGGACTCCTATGTGGGCAAGGT